TTTCTCGGATTTCATCGATGTAGAGCAATCCATTGACTGATCTACCGCGAGAGCCGTCTCTAGTTGCTGCAACAACATCAAGCCTTGCTCCAGAGTGCATCTCAATTGACTCAGTTCCGTTGGCATGGCGGATCTGTTTAACGAATCCTTTGAGGTGGTCATTTGTCTCCAATAGGTTAGTGATTTGCCGGAAGGTATCTAGAGCCATGCTTCTGTTAGAGCTCATGATTAGGACATTGGTATTCCACTTAATCAGGTGAGCCAAGATCAGCATTCGCGCTAAGTGGGTCTTTCCGTTCTGCCTAGCGACCAGAATTAGGTTTGTCTTGCGAATCCAGAGCCCTTTTTTATCCACAGTGAGCATGTCTTTAAGGACAAACTCCTGCCACGGAAGCAGGGGAATCTTTACGATCTCGCATAAGTCCTTGACATCTTGCAGCTTGTTTTCGCCTTTGAGAAGTGGACTGTGAAGCCTTGGTTTAGTTGCCCCTCGTATGGCTTTGCTCTTTTTAGGCTTAGTTGTCATGCATCTGGATCAGGTCGGGTCTTAAATGGACTGTCCAGCATCGGCTCGGACTGTGTCGGGGACGGATAGGTTGAAAAGACAGGGGGGGTAGCCGCTCGTGCTAAAAAAACACCCTCATTGAGCGCACCCTTGCGTAGATTGCATGACTTACATAACACACGCAGATTATCAAGGCTGTGGTCTCCACCTGCTTTGCGTGGGATGATGTGATCGATGTGCATCTCACCCTCATCTGTACCACACAACTGACAGACACGACCATCGCGCATGAACACACGCTCTTTGTGTTTGCGATATCTCCTGCTGTTTAACTTATCTAATGCCATCCCTTATCCTTAAAGTGTTGCCATGCTATACATGGTTCACCATATCTATGGCCTATATATGATAAGCCCCATTGTACCTGCTCATAGCCATTAAGTGTGGATAAGTAGATGCTTCTACCTTGAGGTATTCCATAGTGTGAACCATTGCGTGCATCTGGATTCCATGCACTTTCTTTACCATATAAAGCTGCTAAACATTTATATTCTTTGATATTAAAATCTAATGAGATAAGAGCATATTCTTTGTAGCTTACATATTGCACTGGTTTAGAGCCACCTGCATCGGGCATTATGCATAGAGCTATCCCAATAGCTACTAGCACCCCGCGACCTACCCGCCTCAGCGGGTCGCGGTGAGCCCTTGATGGGCTCTGCGCCGTTAGCGTACCATCACTGTCAAATCCATTTATATAAGTCCTGCTCAGAGCGGCGTGTCGCTTCATTGAGACCTCCTAATTGTTACCTGTGGATAACTTCTGTGGATAACTATTTGTCTGTAGAGTAGAAGCCTTTGCCCTTAAATATGGCTGGACTAGCTGCTATTAACTTAGTCATTGGCTTATTGCAGTACATGCATGGCACTACTGGTCGATGGTCGAATCCATGATTGACTTCTTGACATAGATTGCAGGTTGCACATCTGTAGTCGTAGGCTGGCATGTTAAGCATCTCCTGATCATGTATGACCCACATCCAGAGCACCGGTCTATGTCTGCCTCTGTGGGTTCTTTGTCTAAGTGACCGTACTTTAATTCTAATAAGGGAAGCAAGTCCTCTAAACGGATCACGCATGCATAGTCCCCTGCGTTCGTCCCTTGTCCATTTAATCTCAGAACTGCAAATCCGACCTCACCTGAAATGTCGGTACGAGCTTTAATCTGAGCGAGGACTTGCTTTGGTTGAAATCCAGCGCGAGCCTTGACTTCTACATCCATAGGCACATTCTGAATATCTTTCCCTTTTCCGCGACCGACGGATGCATGAGGCCAATACTTCCCCAAGTATTCAGCTACGATGCGTTCTGTCGCGAAACCTCTGTATTTCCTTGCTTGACTAGCCATTAACTGTGCTGCATTTCAAGCACTGCCATGAGACTGTGCCATTAACTGCATCCTGAGATAGATCAACTAGGTTCTTAATCTGGACTGGCTCATTGCATAACTGACATGGTACGAATGCGCTCATTAGATCGACCCATTCGCCATTGATCTTGATACCGATGTTACCCATGATTAACCTCTCGGTTTCTGTGGTTGCCATTTTCCATCACTGCCTAGCACATACCAGACCGCTGGACATTTACCTTCATAACCTGCATGACCTAGAGCTGTGCATTGATAAGCAGCCCAGTCTTTACCGGTCTTAGCACTATGACCTGTTTTCCAGACCATTGATCCATGCTTGCATTGTGGTACTTCAGCAGCTTCATCTGTACCGATAATCGCTGCAACAGTCTCCATAGCCTTTTCCAGGGTTACAGGTGCATCTACTACACCTCGGTACTCATTGACAGGTGTAGTCCAATAATCCTGATCGTCTGGCTTGACATCTACTACTGATGGCTTGGGTGGCTTTTGTGCCACCACTTTTGACATTTCTTCTCGGCTTGGGCGTTTTCCTTTAGATGCATAACCTGCATTTGCAAGTGCTCTGCCGATCGCAGAAGTCTCGCAATTCTCCAACGCTGAAGTCGCATTAACCCCTCGATCTGATACTTTTTCTTCCGCGAGTCCAGTGACCCACGCAATGTTCGAGTCATAAGTTTTGTAAAGATAAGCTTTAACAACATATCGATCCTTCTCGATAACTTCAAGCTCTGTTGATATGCGAAAATCTGGATAATCCTTAATAAACTTTTCAAGACGAACCTCCACGGTTTCATAGTCGGCTAGATTAAACATATAATTCATCCTCTTCTGTTGCGAGTTGTCCGGCTAATGCGCCGTATGAGCAGAGATCAACCCAGTTGTCGATGTGCTGGGCTGATTGATTAGTCCTTGCAAGTTTAACCAAGACCATGATCCCTGCCACCTGATAGTCGTGTATTGGTGTTTGTAGGTATGCTGAGAGCAGCATTGCTGTGTGTTGCAGGTTATCCGCAGGGTGACCGTATGATAAGCCACGCTGACTGATCGTGTCTGTGGCGGTGAGTAGGATTTCATTTGCTTTCATTCTTCCCAAAACTCCTGACGGCTTAAAGCTCTGCCTCTGTGCCAGCCTTCTCTTAGCCCTCTTTCGTGTCCAGTTCTGTATGCATCAATAGCGATAATGATCATGCTGATAATGATGCCGATAATACAGATGAACAGCAGCTTGTCTGTGTTTGTCATCTTGCTCCCTTTCCAGCAACCTTTGCTGTTGGGATTAGTGTTGCATAGATGTCAGACGGATATAGTCAATTTACTATAACGAAACGATAACGATTATCTGGCTCGTCCGTAGGTCTTTCCAGCAACAATAAATGTGCCATCCTTCTCAATGTTGATGAGATCAACCTGCACTTTAGAGCCATTGACATACATGATGGCAAAAGCCTGTTGCCAGTTGGCAGAGCCTTTGGTGTAATGAGCCTGTTTAAAGTCCATGAGATTGCCTACCTCGACACCATGTAGGACACGGCCTATACGGCCTCCAGAGGCCTCTGAGAAGGCTGAACGCCCTGCTCTGTGAGTATGTCCTGAGATGACGTTCTTACCATGCCTACGAGCCGCTTCTAGGGCTGATAAGCCCCCTTGTGGCTTAATGGGTGTGTGGTCTCCATGTACTGCGATCCAACCCGGCGCAAGAGCCATAGGGTTCTTATGAAAGGTAATACCTAGTTCATCAAACTTCATAAACTTCTCAAAGCGCAATTCCGGTAATGCTCCGAATGCCGGTACTTTAGCCATGATGATGTTGTACAGGCGATCAGTATGGTTAGACCGGATCGAGTCTGTAACGCCTAACTCCCACAGCAGCTGAACAGCCTCATTACGATCATCATCTAAGGTCTGAGCATAACTGCCCATGCGACCTTCTTCCCACTTAGATATCTGTGGTAGGTCGATCTCATCGCCAATGGTAACTACCTGATCTGGCTTAAACTTAGATATGAAGCTTGCAAGGTTACGAGTAGCAACCCTGTCATGGTAAGGAATTTGTAAGTCTGAGACTATAACAATTCGCTTAATCGTCATCCTCATCTTCGTAATCGCCGAACTTCTCTGGCTCGACTGGAGTAGGCAATATCCAACCCGGATAAGCAGTTGGCTCAACGATGATTGCTAGAGATAACTCAACATCAAAGCCTGCTTTACGAAGAGCTCTATACATCTCCTGTAAGCCAATAGCCCAAGCATCCAACGCTGAGTAGGTATCTAAGTCAATGACCTTCTTCTTTGCCATGAGATAATTGTTACCTCTCTAGGATACGAATTACAGTTTCGACACGCGCTTCAAGTCGGGTGATTCGATCATTCATCGAGCTTCCCCCATTTGGTTTCAGCTCTGCGAGGTAGTGCTTTACTAACCACCTGACCGAGCCAATAAATGAACCAATAACGGTCGTAGCAGCAACAGCAAGAGCCGCCATGTCCATCGCACTCATTACCGTTTAGGTGTGGCATATCCGAACACTCCTGAGAGTACTGCGAATAAGATTGCTCGGTAGTCGATCTCGAAGTTAGTTGCCGACCAAGCGGCTAAGAATGCTCCTGCTGCTAGTACTATTGGATTCTTCATCTTGCTCCTTTGGGTATGTTGGTGAAATAAATGTGTCTGTTGCTTCATCGTACAAATCGCCTATAGCTGCGTACTTGCCACGGATGTTGCCATTGTAGGAAGTACGGATACAGGGTTGCCCTCTGAAGTTTGCGTACCATTCTTCAGGCGATAGTCCTTCGATTAACTCTGTTTCGTCAATGCCAGTAATGACTTCAACAACTGTGTTGCCAGATAAGAATGCGTAATGTGCCATTATGCCCAACTCACATTTCCTGTGCCAGCAGTAATTGTTGTCACCTTGAAACCTCCAGAAGGTGTTGCAGTGCTACCAGTTAAACCTGCTCCAATAGTGATTGTAAAACCATCCTGATACTTCAAGATAACAACACCTGAACCACCTGCACCAGCTGTACCAAATACAACGCTTGGCGATCTGCCTAAGTTTCCAGCACCACCGCCACCGCCTGTGTTCGCATCGCCTGGACTTCCGTTAAGTGCGCCACCTGATGTTCCTTGACCACCCGCTCCGCCTCCGCCTGAACCTGCTGCACCATAGGTTGTTGGTACTGTTCCTAAGTCTGCACCACCGCCACCACCGCCTGCGCGAGTAACACTTGTATCAGTAATAGAAGATGCGACTCCATTTCCACCTGCACCAACAACAGTAGCAGTTGCAGCCGAACCTACTGCTGATGCGCCACCACCGCCACCGCCGCGACCTGATGTACCTGCATTTCTTCCTGCTCCACCTGCGTAACCTTGATTGGTTGTACCTGCTCCACCAGTTGAATTAGTACCGCCATCGGTAGAACCACCGCCGCCGCCTGAACCACCAGTTGCACCGTTGCCGCCATTTCCTGAGCCACCTGCGCCGCCGCCTGTTGATGTTATTGTGGAAAAAACTGAGTTGCTTCCATTAGAGGAAGCCGCTCCGCCTGCTCCGACTGTGACTGTGTAATTGGTTCCCAAAGTTATTTGTATTGGACTCTCGGCACTTCCGCCGCCACCGCTACTTTCTCCTGAAACGCTGCAACGATAACCCCCTGCGCCGCCACCGCCACCGCGAGCACCGCCTCCTCCAGCCCCACCTGCGATCACCAAATAATTCACAATGGGCTGAGTTGCTGAGTTGCGTGAAGGTATGGTCATTGTCGCGGAATTAGGAAACCACTGCGATATTTGACCAGATGAAACCATCCTGCGTAATGGATTTGCCATTATGAGATTCGATTCACATAACCTGAAACAGTTACTACATTTGTAGTACCAGCATAAGCAGCGATTGTGTTAGCAGCTGAACCTGTGCCAGTAAGAATAAGTCCAGGAATCACAAGAGTTAATCCTGATGTTGCTGGAATGGAAATCTTTGTCTCGTTATCTACAGCAGTTACTCCACCCCATTGTACAGTCAATACCACAGCAGATGATGATGAGTTGTAGGCATAGAGCCAGACTTCATCGATGATTGATGATGATGTACCAGTTGCGTGGATAGTTGTACCAGCACTGCCAGAGGTAGTAGCAGCAACCTTGATTGCTTTGCCTTGTGTGCTACCTGATAAAAGTACCTTCTCGAAAGTTGCCATTGTTTTGTCCTATCCGAATATCTGGTTGGCTAAAATGTTTTGGTCATTATCTGATGCACCACCTGCACCTGTTGCGCCTGTTGCACCTGTGGCTCCGGGAACAGTTGAATCTGCACCTGTTGCACCAGTCTGTCCAGTTGCTCCATTTGCTCCAGCACTACCTGCTGCGCCTGTGTTTCCAGTTTGTCCTGCAGCACCAGTATTGCCTGTGTTGCCCTGAGCACCGGCAGAACCAGCCGATCCAGTTGCACCTGTGGATCCGTTGGCTCCTGCACTACCTGCACTACCAGTAGCACCTGTAGCTCCTGCAGCACCAGTCGCTCCAGTAACTCCGTTAGTCCCAGTATTGCCTGTAGAGCCCGTAGCACCCGTATTACCGGTCGCTCCTGTATTACCTGCCCCAGTCATACCAGTTGCCCCTGTAACGCCCCCTGAAGGGCCTGTAGGGCCTATTGGGCCTTGTGGGCCATCACTTGCTATAGAGACTATTGTAACCGCCTCAGTAACAGTTACATTAGTTACATCCTCAGTAATCTGGATAATATCGCTCATCGAGTTACCTGTGGGCTAACACTGATCTTGCCCTGCACTAGACGAGTTACTACTCCTGCCGCGCTTGTGATCTCTAAGTCATAGACATAGTTTCCAGCACCAATTGCGCCAGTCTGTGCAGCTGTAGCAGTAACAGCGATAGTGCCAGTAGCAGCAGTGATAGTGATACCACCGCTAGGAGATGTGAGAGATAGGTCAGTCGTAGAATCTGCATAGGTATCGCGGATCTGTAGAGCTGCTGTGTAGCCAGTTAGGTTAATGGCTGTACCTGCTGAGTCCTTATAGACAAAGGTAACAAACCAGTTAGCACCTTGGTCGATCACGAAGTTGTTAGTTGCCGCTGTCATGTGTGCCTCCTAGCATAGGTATCTGAAAAAAAGAACCATCATTGTCAGCCTCTTTCTTAAACGAGACATGGACATGGTGATTGTGTTTGTTAGCCCCTTTGTAGGTACGCCACTTCCAATTGAGTATCCCACTCGCAATCCTGCCATCAAAGATGATGTAACTAATTCTCTTTCGATCACGCTTTGCATAGACTCGAATCTCATCTGCAAGATCGGGCATGATGTCTGGCTTGGCTTGACCTGAGAGGTCACGATCAATGTCGATGGCACGAACCCAACCTTGAGCATCTGGAATATGATCAGACTTGCCTTCACGCATGTGTCGGACATCTGCGATCCAGCCGTCACTCTTACGATCACGCTGGATGAATGCATCATCGATCTGTTCCCTCAGCTGTATGGCTGATTTACTCAGGCGCGGCTTCGACATCAGGTGTTTCCTCGATTGTGATCTCGCCTGTTTCTACATTAACAATCATGTGCTTCATTATGCCACCCCATAAAGTGCTACTGTGCCTGTTGCCGCAAAGGTTGAAGTCAATGTAATAGTGATAGATGAGATAGCAGCAGAAGCAAGATAAGCACCTGCTAAATAAGAAAAAGTAGCAACAGGACTTGCGGTAGATGCTTTTGCGTAACCAGAAACATTCTTGAGATTTGATGTATCTGCTTGTTCAATAACAATTGCTCCTGTAACTGCGACAAGACTTGTGCCTAGAATTAAACCAGCCGCTGATTGATCACCAATAGCAGTAACACCTGAAACAGCGTATGGAAGTCCATATAGACTGTACTTTGTGCCAGTATCACCATTAAGTGTGATTGTCACTGTTCCTGATGCTGATAGCCCAGGATTATTTAAGCGAAGCATTAACTTCTTGTAAGTTCCTATTGAAGAAAATGTAAGTGTTGCTGCGGCTGCCGTTGGAGTAACAGATGAGATCTGCACCCAGTTATCTGAAGCAGTTGCACTAGCTGCTGGAATTACACTTGCACCCATTACGCGATCTCCATCCCTGAGATGTGGAAATTAACCGCAGCGTTAGATGCTCCACCCTTGATGGTCTTGGTTGTTGCTAGGACTTGCTTGAGATCGATGTACACAGTTGAGTTGCCTGCAATAGCAGTAGCAGTGTGCATGTCAATCGAATCAAGACTAAGAGTGAATGTATAGGCAGTAGCAGATGTGTTGGTCACAGCGATGTTTGTAACAATTGTAGTAGTGCTGGCTGGCACTGTGTACAAGGTCGTAGTGGTAGTAGTAGTGGCTGCTCCGCGAAAGAGTGCCTTAGCTGTGTTGGCCATTAGTATGCTCCCATAGTCTGTGCAATGAAGTTATCTTGTACTGTCTGATCCGCATCCGAACCCAATGTCCGAATTGCTAGAGCCCCATTTTTTACAAGGTCAGTGTTATTTGGAGTGTCCCAATTCCACCAAAGAGTTTGTGCCATTATACCAGTGCTCCATTCGCATCTTGCCACATAAGTGTAGCAGTTACATCATTCCAAACCATTGTGTCAGGCGTGACTGTGTCCCACTGTGGCGGCACAATGGAGAACTCCACAGGGGATGCATAGATCTTTAGGTCAACCCTTGAAGGTGTGGCAGTCATAGTCCAACCCTCAACAAAGCCACCAAACTCACCATTCAGGATATTGGCTGGCAGGTTAGTCAAAAGGATAGGCTCACCAAAAAAGATGTTAATGAGATCATCTCTCATGGCATCTGGCAGGTTTGGATCATCAAGTCTGAAGGTGACTGAATCCAGTTGAGTCCTAGGGTCTGCTCGTAAGGCTAACTCTCTAGTTAAGATGTCTGTCATGTCAGCTGTGTGCTTGACATTGGATTGGAACTTCTTAGCGAACAGGCCATAAGTAGCAATAGATGTAGCATCTGTGCTTGTAAGGGTTGAACCATAGTTATTGTTGTACTCGGCAGTAATGGAATTACGGATCTTACCTATCTGAAGGATTGACTTAATGCTTGAAGGATAGGCATAGTTGGCATCTAAATCTGTATAGCCATTTGCATCGAGATAGACAGTCCGGTGATCTGCATCTGCAAAGCAGACTCGACCTTGCTTGTCCTCGTATATCTGGCCAATGCCACTATCGGCAATTAGGGTCACAATGTCTGACATGACTATCGGATCAGCGTTACGAGCGATCATCTCATAGCGACCAGCATCAATCTCGCCTGTGCTCAACGATGTAAGGCTATCGAATATGTCTTGGATCTGGACTCCGTCTAAGTCCTGAGTCAAAGCACCTGACCAGAGAGCCTTAGGCAGTTTAGCCAACTGGCCAACAGCCAAGACAGAGCCAATAGTTAGGAAGCCTGTTTCATCTGGAGTACGAGCTGAGATGGAGAAGTCTGACACCTCGCCGCCGAATACATCGACATAAGTGCCAGTGCTGTCCTTGACTTCTAGTTTGAGTGCATCTGTTACATCTATGTCAAATGGCGTAGTGCCTGTGTTGATAATGTCCATGCGAGCATAGCCTGCTTGGCATTGGCGATCAATATCTACTCGGCCAACTGTAAGGTTAAGTGACTGGACATTGTCATAGACAGTAGTGCCAACAGTGATGCGCCAATCTGGATCCCATGTCATATAGCCAGCAGCCCACCTGTGCCACGATAAGTTGACTGTCTTAAAGTATCTTCAATGACTCTGGCAATTGCTTCTGGATCTCCTACTCCAGCATTGACTGTCACATTGACAGTGCTACCGCTAGAGCCAGCAGGTGTGTAAGGTACTGAAGCACCCGGGAAACCTGACGATGGATAATTGCCGGCACTTGTTGAACCGCCCATAACTCCACCTGTTCCCGGTACTACCGGAACGAATCTACCTAATTGCAGAGCAGCATTGATCGCTAGAACATTGTCGATTGCAGTCTTAGCACCTGCATTGAAAGATGCGAAAGGATCTACACTTTTGACACCATTAAGAGCATTAGTCAATTCAATAGTGTCTTTTTTGGCTTTATCTAATAACTTCTGGTACTTCTCGATGTTGCTAATGTTCTCTTCTTCAATAGCCTGCATGAGCTTTAAGCGGATGCGATCTTCTTCTGAGATCTTACCCTTGAGAGCTGCCTCGATCTGGATCTTCTGTAGGTCAAAGATAGACTTAGCCTTGGCTAGTTTAAGTGCATCCTGCTGAGACTTAAGGGTTTTCTTCTGTAATGCCGCTAACTTGGCTGCTGCCAATGCTGCTGCCTTGCGATCCTTTTCTTCAGCAATTCTTGCTTCTTGTGCTGCTCTAGCATCTGCGGCTGCTTGATATTCAGCAGGTGCACCTTGAGGAAAACCTCCTATGCCACCTGCTGCGCCCGACTTTCTTAGAATGTTTAAATAAGATCCAACAATAGGAATCATGCCGACATCTAAATTAGAAACTCCAGGTAAGCCTTTTAGCTTCTGAATTAGATTTCCAATACCACGAATAACATCGGCTGTGTATAAAGCTACATCCTGCATAGATTTAGCAAGATCATCTACAGAGTTTTCATCGCCTAAACCTTTAAGCGCATCGATTAAGCCAGTACCAATAATCTCAGAAGCATTGGCAGAAGCAACGCTTAATTTATCGATCGAGCCTTGAAAGGTATTAGCTGCGGCTGTTGCTGAACCTGCAAAGGTTGTCTCCAGTTGAGAGATAATATCCTCAAACTTACCAGCCTTTAGATCAGCCTTAGAGATACCTACACCGAGTTTAGAAAGTGCTGTGTTATTTCCTAGGTATGATCGACTTAATGCGGCTGTAACTACAGATAAATCTTTTCCAGTTGATGCTGAAATATCTAGCGAAAGGTTAAGTAACTTCTGTGATAGTGCTGTATCTTTAGTTGCTACCGCGAGAGTCTGATAAGCAGGACGAAGTAGATCATCGACTATGCCGAACTCACTTTGTAACTTCTGGATGTAATCCTCTGAAGCTGCGGCATCTCTACCAAGGCCAACATTCTTCAAGGCTAGGGCTAATTGCTTCTGTGCCTTCTCATCGGCTGCTGCTGCTTGGACGGCTTTCTTTCCATAAGCAAGAATCGCCCGGCCACCAAAAGCCAGACCTAATGATGCAGCCAGTTTCTTGGCTTGTTTACCTAATCTGTCTGTGGCTGTTTCTGCTTGCTTGAACGCTGGCTTGCCTACAAAGGATGCACCAATCCGGATGCTTACATCATCTTTAGCCATTTAGTATTTCACTCTCGCATCGAATTTAGCCCATGAGTTTTCAATGGCTTTGAGGACTGCTGCGTTGGTCTTTCCACCATCTTCATACCATGCTCGAAAGATGGCACGACCTGTAACCTTGCGGCTTACTCTGCCTCTTTGGCCTTCCATTCTTGGCTTGGCATTAACTAATTTGCCTGTGCTGTTTAAGTTAGCAAGGAATTGAACACCGGCATCTGGGTTTAGTGATTTGTTAAAGCCGCGATCGGATGGGTTGCCCTCACCTGAAAAGCGTGGCTGACCTGAAGGGTTTTTACGACCAGCAGTCTCATAGATTGCTCCAGCTGCTGATTTGTTAGCAATAGTAGCAAGGTAAGAAAAGCCTGCCTTGTTAGGCTTTGATGGACTAGTGCTGTAACCAATACCACGCTTAGCAGCAGCTGAGTCAAACTTAGGAAAAGGTCTGTAGTTAATAGTATCGGCTGAGGCTACTGGCTTACTCCAGCCAGATAAGACTGATGAGTTAGAAGGTATGAACCCTCTAGCATTCTTAACTACTGGCTTCAAGAGATTAGCCAACTCCTGAGATGTTTCCTTAGCAAGATCAGGCGTGAACTGCCTCAGAGCTTTACGCATTTCAACTGCGCCTTTTAACTCTGTTGCCATCGCTGATCTCCTTCGCTTCATCTTTGAGACCTTGCAACAGTGCATCTAGCATTGTCTGGTCTAAATCCAATAACTGCTGTGGCGCGATCCCTAACCTTATGCTTAGCCTAGCAATGAGGTAGGTGAATGGGAGATCGCGCTTTAAGACAAAGGGTCTGAATCAAGCACCTCAACACTTTTGAGTGTCTCGATGAAATCCATTCCGAAAGGCTTAACAGACTCACCTGATCTGCGAGTGACTTCCCATGCAAGCCAATAAACATCCGACTGCTTTTCCTCATCGCGGAAAGCCTTGTGGAAACCCTTTTTAGCGTACTGCTCGAATGCGTACTCCACTGCTGGAGTAATCTCGCCTTCTAATACACTTCCATCTGTACGAACGATCTTTAGTCTTGCCATGGTTAGCCCCTTTTTTAGTTGTTTAGAATGTGCCGGTTGTTGCTACTGTAACAGTACCATTGACATTAAATGTCAGGCTCTGCATTGATAAATCAGCAACTGCACCATTGATGTCTGTGGTGTTGTTGATCAAGCATGTCATTGTGTATAGAGGGTTAGTCGCTCCGACTGCTGTTCCCTTTTCCTGTAGCAATACCACAGTTACAGATGTTCCCCACGCAGCTTGTAATGTTGCTAAAACATTCGCTGATGCTGTGTCATTGAGGAAATCGATTGTTACTGATGATGCTTCAAGACCCTTGACAAACTTGTGACCTGAGTCACCCATTGCAGTTACTTCGAGTTCATCGAATGAGCGGTTAAGAGTTACTGCTGTGACATGATCTGAAAGATCGACTGAATTGATCTTCACGCCGACCTTGTTGTTTAGAAATACAGCCATGAGATTATTCCTCGTCTTTCTTAGTAGGTGCTGGCTTTGGTGCTGCTGGTGCTACCTGACCGATCTTGATCAAGAAGGCTTCCAACTCTTTATCGTAATCGGACATGATTAACTCCAACTCGTTAGGATTGATACTGACATCTCGCAGCTGAGAAGGTCTCCCGAAGCAGCATTGAGAACGCTAGGTGCGCTGATCGCGCTTACATTATAGGTCAAGGATGATGCTGAGAGCTTAGCGAATACGCTACAAGCTGCATCTTCAATGCCATTGAGATTGCCTTCATTGTCAAACAAAGGCACAGTAATGATGACCTTGAAATTGGCCATTGGGCTAATAGTAATCTGGCCATTGTTATTGGGAGTTAGGTAAGGATCATCCGGTGAAACAATGACAGAGTTAGCCAAGACTGTGGCCGGTGGGAATGCAAAAACTTGATACTTGCTATCGTCTTGCAGTGCCTCGGCTAGTGTCGTTCTAAGTGATGTGATCGCAACAGTCATTATCCCACCATCGAGCGAGGGTCTAGTGCGTGTGCGATCAATCCTCGCACCTTAGCGAGAAGCTGTGCGCTCATTCGGTAAGGGCTTGGCTGGAAATCTTGCAAATTAGAACCTGAAAGGGTAGCGGTTCTTGCTTGCCAGATCTCTACAGATATCATCAAAGATGCGTTTAGGACTGCTTCATCCGTAGTCCAGTCAGTTGTTGTTGCTCCAGTTACAATTCCCAAGGGAGCGATGGTTGCCTTTTCAGTTGCCGAAGCGACTGAGACTGTGTAAGTAATTGTGTACATAGTGACTTCAGTAATGGTCTTAGTGCCATTCCAAGTAGATCCACAATTGGTAATAACAACAGAATCTCCCACAATGAATTCGTGAGCATTCTCAAAATAAAGTGTTGCTGTTGTAGTCGTGTTTGACTTTGCTACAGCATAAGCGATCTTGCCCCAGAGCATCGGCAGTAATACTGCATCGGATGCATCGCATACAGATTGAAGGGTCGAGTCTGGATACAAAGTACCCACGCCAAGTGTGCTTCTAAGAGAAGCGACATTTGTAAGTGACATTCCCATTCCTTTCTAAAGACCCAGAGGGGCTGAGGGCTACAGCCCCTCTGAGCGACTTAGTTACAGCTTACGGAGCTGTGTAGTTGAAGCGGCGAACGCCTGCTCCGGCCTTGCTGACATAAATCGCAAGGTATGCATACATGTTGATTTCAACTTCGCCTGTTGTCAAAACATTGACACGAAGGTTAGTTGTTGGTGACTCCCAGACATAAACTGATTCTGGAGCAACTAGGAATGCTGACTCGTCAATGATTCCTGAAGTTGTGATGTTGTGATCCACGATGAGATCAGTGCCAAGGATGTTGCCAACAGTAGATGAACCTGTTGCATTACCTGAAGCGTTGTATGTTGCACCCTGTGCGTTGTAAAGAGCGCGACCAGTTGTGTCTGCGTATCCTTGGATGGCAGCCCATTGATCTGTTGATGCAACTAGCTTGCGAGCATAGTCTCCACCAGTGTTCTTGTATGCAGCTGCTGATTCAGTAGCGATAAAGCTCTGAAGTCCTGCTGCTGTTGCTGCTACGCCAGTTGCCTGTACGCCAGCAGATGTGAAGGCTGCGATTAGTGCAGCATCAGTTGCCTTCTCGTAACCCTTACGCATTTCGTTGAGAAGCAATGTCTCAAATGCAGGATTAGAGAAATCAAGAAGCTCAAAAGATACTCGGTTGATTGATGAGTACTTGCTTGCTGTAACTGTGTCATAACTTGAAGTCATGCCTGTCTCAGATGGTGCTGCGCCTTCTGCAACTACTGCTGAAGTTGGTGCTGTACCCATCTTAGGTACTGTGAATGAAAGTTGTGGAACACCACCGGCGCGTGTTACAGCATCGAATGCTGGACGGCCAGAGAATGTTGTTGTGATGAAGTTTGTCAAGTGTGCTGGCA